ATGATGCGGGCAGATTCGGGATGGGGACGGGTGGACATAAATAAGCACCTCGATTCTAAATTATAATCTGAATTATAAACTAAGGATTGAAGATTACGAACCACTCCACCGCCAAGCGTGGCGGAAGCCTTTGGATTCGGCTTCCGCAATCGTCGAAGCATAAAAATCACCATCGGAAGGGTTGATTATGACTCGGTCATACTGTTGGTCAAACGGTAAGTGATAGATTTGATCTCCATCTTTTGAAACATTACATTTAATAAGAGGGTATTCTTTCAAGGGAAAATTCTCGACAACAGTGATGTCAAGATAGTCAGCGCAGGACTTTGCTAAATCTGAAAGAGAGGTGGTTGTAATAAACAGGCTTCCAACTGTGCAATCAGGGTGTTCCATTTTTTGAAGAATAGTTGTTCCGTAGAGCTGAAAAATATGTTTCTCGTGAATTGTTTTTTCGACAGACCATCTCTTGCATTGAATAACATACATCTTATTGTCTTTAGAAATAATCAAATCGCGACCCATGTCTTCAAGGCCTTCGGTTGCACCATTGTATCTGACGCGATACCCCTTTTTCTCGTAGCAATAACCAACATAGCGTTCATATTCGATACCGATTTGCCAGTTGGACTTTTGACGTTTAGAATACCTCTCCAAAGCGAGTTGAAGCCTATCGGCTGATGAAAGCGAACGATATTCTTGAGGTGATAACCATTTTTTCAAAGAAGAATATTCACTTTCTGGTGCGATTTCAGATTCAGCAAACTGTTGCAAATCTTCCGAACTAATTTCTTTAAAGTCGGATAGCCAAGGAAAAATGGTTTCGTAGAGGGTTAATTGATACTCCTGAAGCTTACATTGTTGCTGAAGGGTACGTTTTTGAGCTGCTATTTCTTTGACTTTTTCAGCTGCCGTAAATGCTGGGTGTGGCTTTGTTTGAAGATAATTGACCTCTTTCAAATCTTGCAGGTGAAGATAATCTGCGAATTGTTTTGCAAAAAAAGGAGCAGTGGCAGGGTTAGAATTTAAGAGTTTGTGAATGAAATCTTCTTGTTCATCCAATTTCTTTTGACGACTGGAAAGATCAGTTTCAAGGAACACACAATTTCGATGACGTTCAGCAAGCTTTTGATCAAGTTCATCTAACTGAAGTTTCCGTTGCTGTTGATATTCCAATTCTTGCTGAGAATCTTTTTTGAGAAGCTCATAATGCGAAACAGCGTCATTCAATTCTTTAAGAGTAGCTTCTCGTTGGGAAATTTCGGATTCCAGTTTTTGAAACTCATCTGACTTAAGTTGAAGTTCTTGTCTATGCCTAGTTTTGTTACCGCAAATATATCCGACCAGAAGAGCAAATGGAGCAGTTCCAATGGCGATATACATCCAATTCATACAGAATACACCTATTCAGTCTTTATGCTTCTTTCGTAACCATGACATTTGGAGACTGTTTTTTATAGTAACCGGTACGGTTTAAATCCTCAGCATAGCCGATAACTTTTTCCTGCCCCTCTTCATTCAGCTGATCAAAGACAGCTAAAAGAGTGGACTGCTGGGGAGCGAGCTGTACATTGGCCTGCTGTGCAGAATCCTCCATGCCCATCAAATAAGTTGGAGTAGTATCCAGAACGATGGCGAGTTTTTCCAAAATAGAGCGTTTAAGATTGACGACAAGGCCGTTTTCATATTTATAAATGGCCGCTTTCTGTACACCAATTCTTGCGCCCAATTCTTCCTGTGTCATCTGGTGCTCGATGCGAAGCTGGCGTATCCGTTCGCCAGTGGTCATGAAGCATCACCTCTTTTGTTTGTTGTGTCTTAATAATACCACATAAAATCTAAAAAGCAAGAAAAAATATCTTGACAGGATTCGAGAAAGATGCTAATATCTAAGTATCCTAAAAAGATACGGAGGTGGTAGAGATGAATAAACGGAAATTAAACGCTGTGATGCAGTTGCATGGCGAGTCACAGCAGAACTTAGCAGACTATCTGAAGATGAGTCTTTCTCGCCTGAATGCTAAAATCAATGAGTACCGTGGGGCGCAATTTCGACAGAATGAAATTGCAGCGATTCAGGAGCACTATGGTTTGTCGGCGGAAGAGGTCAATGAAATATTTTTTGCCTCGCTAGTATCTCAAAAAGATACCGCTGACCCGCCGAAAAGTGCGTGAGGGAGGAGGAAAAGTGATAACGATTATTGGCATGGCAGCAATATGGATTTGTGCAGCGGTGTGCGTATATGTCATTGCCCGATGGGGGCCGCGAGGTATGCTGCGGTGGTATCCGTGGTATGCAATAGCAATATCAGGGTAAGGACGGCCCGGTGGTGAATGTGGAGGCGGGCGACAGCGTCCTCATGCGGGACAAGTTCGAACTTG